AGCAGATGTTATTGGTGCAGCAGATGTTATTGGTGCAGCAGATGTTATTGGTGCAGCAGATGTTATTGGTGCAGCAGATGTTATTGGTGCAGCAGATGTTATTGGTGCAGCAGATGTTATTGGAGCAGCAGCAGTATTATTTATTTGTGTCGTTGTTGTTCCTGATGATTTTGCTAATTCTGTATTATATGCTGTTTTTGCAGTTTCTAATTTTACAGTTAAATCTGTTAGTTTGTCTTGTTCGGGTTTATATTGTGGATTTGTTTCGTACAATGAACAATATTCCCCCCACCCAGTAAAACTCTTTTTTTTTTCGAGACATTTATCAGTATTTGGGCGTTTTGCTTTTAGTATTGCATCTTGATCATTGTATGCAGATTGGGCTTCATCTAAGTTTGCTTTCGCACTTTCTAATGGAGTTAATCCTTCCACCACTGACCCATTCCAATAATACGACCCAATCAATAATACAAAAAATAATAATAATACGATCAATACAATATAATTTGCTAAATGTTTGGGTGTTTTCATTATTGTATTTATATTTTTGTTAATTCTATAAACTATAATGCGATAATAAAAACTAATAATGAGTTTGGAGGTTTCAGGAGACGGTAGTCGTAGGAAAATGGAGATGAAGCGAAGCGAAGCACAAAAAATGATCGAATCAGTGTAAAGCGGTTAACACATGAATCTCACCTACGCTCACCGCTCCAAAGGATTTTCCAAAAATTTATAATTAATTCCGATACTATCATTTGATTCCCAAACCCCCGAAATCTTAATAATATATTGCACCATTCGGCACGCTCCCGATTTTTCCACATCATTTCGCGATAAAATCGAAACATTGCCATATTGGAGCGACTGAACGCCATTTGGAGCGAGCCGGCTACCGAAGGTAAGCGTAGGTGAGCGACCTAACTCCGGAACTTTAGTGAAGGAGTTAGGAACTTTATTAAATGAGTTTACGTTATTCGATATTGAAGGGGTCGAATGGGTCGAAACCGATTCTTGGTCTTGACCATTGTACATATTCTGTTCCTTGTATATTTTAGTCGTTCCGCTATATAATTGATTGTATAATACCAACGACTGCTTTTTATTGCAATGACATCGATGTTTGTACAGTTGTAATATCTTTTTTTCCAATTCAATGAAAAAAGATACCGATTTTGCATTTTCCGGATTATAGGGTTGAAACCAAATCATATTTTTATTCGCGACCTTATTGACCGGTTGTGCTAATAACGGACAATTTACATAAATACCATTTAACGAGACACAATCGTCCGAATAAATGATTTTTGTAAAATCGCCATCCATAATGATATTCCGTTTCGTATCCTGGAAATAAATGGCATTGTCATCAAAATTATTAAATTGTAATATAATATTCATAGTATTTGTATTTGTATTTGTTTTTTTGTATTTGTTTTTTGTATTTTGTATTTTGTATTTGTATTTTGTATTTGTACTGATATTATTCAATACAATCGGTTTATTTCGTTTTAACAAATTATTCTTTTCGGAATAATTTATCGTTCCGCTTTCTTCATAAATATAGTATTTTTATAATATATAAAATATATATAATACAAAAATGTCTGCTCGATTAAATTTTAACCAAATGCCATATGTTTCGTGGAAAGGGCAAACATTTGTTCAAATAACATCGTCCATACGAAAAAATACCCCAAATATTGATGAAATACGAACACAAGAAGACAACAAACGTTTATTTCTTGCACCTCCTCTCAAAATTTACCGAAAGGAAATTGCCAACTTATCCATTACAAGTTGTAATCCTCGCACATCTACCAAGATTGACGACATAAATTCACCAAACGGGTATTTAATTGTTCAATCGGAAAATAGAGACAAAGGTTTAGTCAATACGCTCGATATCAATATTACCAATAATTCATACGAACGCCCAAAAACGTGCAGTGCCTTGTCCGAAAATGACGTATGTTTAACCCAAGAAGTGAACGCTCGCAACCGTGTTCGCAGCAGTGGAATGGTCCGCAAAAAATACAATCCCGATGTAAATAATACTAGTTTACCCAACGATTCTTATTATACAAATGCCAGTCAGTATTTAGCGAGTCGAAATCGAACATTCCAACAAAATCAATACAATTACGTAAGACAAGGAGACAAAACGTTAAAACCGGGAACCAATGGCGCTTCGGAAAACCAATATTCGTCCAACAGTGTGAATCGATGTGCCAATGCACCCAATTCTTACGTCCCCGTTTATTATAAACCGAACAATGCGCAATACGCACAAGAAGGTGCTGTTTCCGCCAGTTCGAGAATAACGCGGTTAAAATATGATACAATGACCACAAATGGGTCTATTTATGCTACGGCGTTTGGCAATGCAGTCGGTAATGCTATGGCATATGGAACAGAAGGATCTTATACCGTGAAAGATAAAATCGGATATCCGAGTAAAAATACTCCCGTATTTTCTCCTTATTCGGACGAACAGAAAAATTGTGCGAATACAAAAATACCATAAAATCGTTCATTGGGTTTTGTTTTGTTTTATGAGACCATTCATCGTCTCATAAAATAGTTTGCATAACGAACAATGTAGGTATGAGTGGTTCGGTTAAGGTATTTGTAAAAATGCATTTTGATTATTTGCAACTATATTATTAAATTGCACATTATATTTGATGCACCAATTGATACATTTTTGCATATTTATTTTAATCAAGTTGTCCGTTTTTTCGTTTTTATGTTTATTTTCAATCAGTGAAATAGTATAATGGATATTTTCGATTTGCTGTTGCCCAAAAATGGCATTGAATTCCTCCATTCTCGAAATGAAACAACACGATAACGGTATTGTTAAAAATCGATATATCGACAATTCTTCACCAATGGCGGTTTCTTTTATCATTTTTTCAAACGTATTGTATAAAAATGGGTAAAATGAGTCGCAATTATCAAATAAAAAATCTTTACAAACCACATATTTCTCAGAATTCGCATATCGACTCGTCTGTGGTTTTGTAATATACGTTTTTCCATAAAAAGAGGATAAAATCGATAGAATATCCAGCGTGTGGAGCATAAAACAATCGAATATTTTTAAAACGAACGATCCCCCGCGTTTTTGCATACATAATGCAAATGCCATTTGAGCAAAAAGTAATTTCGCGATATGTACTTCTTGGTTATTAAAATCGACCGAAAAATCGAACCCTCCGTCCGCCGTAATCAATTCGATAGACGATTTATATTTCGCACTACAATATTTGAAATTTTCGATCGATAAAATGTCCCCCGTCCCATCTTTTCCCGTTTCGATGCATACATTCGGATTTTCGCGCAAAAAATTGACACTTTTTTTCCACGCGGGAATATTTGTGCTTGTAATATCCTCGTCTAAAATCGTCATACCGACATATTCGTCATTTGGTTGTTTTCGCATATTTGCAATTGCCTCGATAAATCCGCCCGGTCCTTCCGCCAAATGAAATGTTTTTATCGGTTTCAACGGTTGATATGATTCCAATAAATGGAAAAACGTTATTATTTCTATCATTTTAAAATACGAACGTGATAATGGTTTGTATTTGGATATACATTTACGTTTTATGGGAATCGCAGTGTGAATATATTCAAAAGGATTTGTATAGCGTTTAAACACGTCCCATTCATTCGGGTATTCATTGATTTTTTCTTTGATATCATACAAGTAATTTGACAGCGAATTTGAAATAAAAGGGTCGGGGGGAACGTGTGAATCAATGTAATTTATATTTTTAAATAAATTAGGTGAATTTCCGGGTAATAAAAAATAAATCATTTGTTTTTGTATTTTAGTATTTTTTGGTAATGATAATGTTAATATTATATATTTTGTAAATGAGTAAAGATACAATATATATAATTATGTGTTTATATCGATTTGAATGAATATGAAACTCCTCAAACGTAGGCGAATGAATTGAAGGAATTGAAGGAATTGAAGGAATTGAAGGAATTGGCGAAGGGATCCGATCCAAGAAGGCCGATATTTATTATATATATAATTATATATAATTATGATACATAATATTCTATCATCGAATGAAATAACCGAGTTATTAAATAATCCTATTGTAAAAACAATTAAGGAAGGTTTGTCAGAGACACAACCAGTAATAAAATTTTCAATTTCAGTACCTGATATAATCAAGGCCAAATTAGAAAATAGTTTATCTATAGACTTGTCTCAAATAGAAACAATCCCTATGAGATGGATTAAGGGAGATACACTCCCACATATAGATAGGGGAGAGAAACACTTTAACAATACTTATTTAATTTATTTAACAGATAGTATTGGTGATTTAATTATAGATGGACAAACTTACCCGATTACTGCGGGCGATGCGCATATTTTTAGTGAAGGACTTGCACATTCTACTATAAATACTGGAAATAGTGAACGATTGATGATTGGACCTATGAGTGAAAGTGGGTTTGGGGTTGGTTTTGCTATTTATGTATACTACTTTAATAATGAAACTGATGCTAGTAATGTAGAAAATGCAATTGCTTATGATTATAGGTATACAATACAAACTGTAAATGATATTTCATCATGGATGATTTTAAATAATTTGTATGGTACAGATCCAACACCAAATGGTGGACCATATGATACAGGCGAAGAATTAATTCCGTCCGGTGAATATTATTTATACCCATATATCGATCCGACACCACCGCCACCACCGCCACCGCCACCAGCACCACAACCTGCTCGTATTTTTTCGATGGGTAGTTTATTTACGAATAATGCTCAAGTATTTTATAAACCGTGTAGTTTATCTACAGGAGGTGGCGGCAGTGGCGTAAGAAATTCACGCCATAAAAAAAGCAGAACATAAACATCGGCATCTTAAATATTATTTTCGAATCGTCTATTCATATTTATCTTTCGTCAAATCCATATGTTCGGCAGTTATTTTCGGCACAATAATTATCTCGATGTTTTCGGGGATATTTTGAGTCAAAAGGTGTTCCTTGATATCTTCCGTCAAATACAATTTATATTTGCACGTATTATTTTCAATGGTACATTGATTCGTCCATTTGTTTAATATTAACACATCGTTCAATGATTTTATTCGTCCATTCACCCCACAATATTGTTTGTCTCTTTTACCCGGTTTTCCGGACGGGTGTTTTATTCGCCATTCACACGACAATGCATTTTTATGATCGTGAAACCCTGATAATAATGCATATATTTCCCACGCGTGTCCTTTACCGTGTGTTGCTACGGCACCGCCACATATTTCTTCATTGTGTTGACGTAGTCGACGAATCGGATTATTTGTTGAACCATTATATGTTAATTGTCTATACTCGTTCAATGTATTTCGTAAAATATAACAAAACCACATTATATTATAATTGTATAATATAATTTGGATATTTGGACTATAACACCAAGAATTGGTTATTTTTCGTTTGGAGATTTCCGGAGACAGTAGTCGTAGGAAATCGTTTAAACTCAGAAGACGTAGTCGAAGGAGTTTGGATATCTAGATATCTAACGAAACCGTATTTTTATCCGATTTTTGCTTACGATGAGTTCGTTTCGGCATACTGGTGTTTTGCATATCCTTCAACGAAGAAATGCTTACCATAGAATCATTCTCATCCATTTGTGCAGAAATGTTTTGCGACGAAGACGAACCGTGAATATTTACCTCGCGTGTTTTAAGTCTGGTTAATAAATTGTTAATCTCATTGTCCTGGGGTCCACGCATTTCCTGGCGTTGTCCCTGCATTGTTTCAGCCGCCGGCATTTTTGGAGGGGCTTGTCGTACAGATCGTTCTTGGTGCATCACATTTTCATAATTATTATTTACATCAACCCCGCTTTCACGAAACATTGTACCGCGACCCATTGCTATATCCGGGCGGTTCCCTGGAGCTTGTGTATAATTCATCCCTGGTCGATGCGGTGGCGCTTGACCTTGTGTTGCAACAGGTGCGGGCGGTGGTCCGAACGATGTTTTCACTTTTTCGTCGGGATGCAAAATATTATTCGCAAACTCAAACCCAGGACTTTGTTGGTTCATACTCTGTACCGTCGCATTGGTAAACATTTTCATCAATTCCGGGCTCTGGCGAATAACATCATTGAATCCGGGTGTTGCTGTCGATAACGCCTTGTTCGTAATATTTACGACCGCTGCGCTAAATCCGAGTCTAAGAAGAAGCGAAATTTCAGGCGATAATTTGCCACCTTTATATTTTTCGTGCAATTCGGAGAAAATTTCCTCATAACTTTCAATATCATCGCCCACTTGTTCACCCCAGCCATCCAAATTCAAATCAAATGGGTTAAATGCGGCATTCGCATATTCGATCGAATTGATAAAGGTCATAAACCACCATCCCTGCAGTTTAACACTGTCTTTCTTTCGCTTATCTTCCATCATCCCTTCGTATTCGTCCTCAATCTCATCATACGGGGAATCCATAGTGAAGTGGGAATTATTTTTCGTCTGTCCTTTCTCATAACATTCCTCCAATTTTTTAATCATTGCTCGCTTCTTTCTTCGACGGTCGCGTTCACTCATTCGAATCGGAGCGGCCCCACCAAGAGGAACCTCGCCTAATTTGGAATATCCGTCCCACGTTTTCGTACTGCCCATACTATCAGCCGTAGCATGTCCTAAATTCGAATCGCTCTCTTCGCGCATATCGATATTTTGTTTTACAGAAGAGGTATTATTATCACTACCGCCAAAATTGAATAAATTCGATGCAAATCCACTCAATGTCTTGGTTTCTCCGCCACCGCCAAACATAGATGAGAACCCGCCGCCGCCACCGCCACTCCCGGCAGTATTACTAGATAAATTATTTAATTCACTTTCCAATCTATCCAATTCGCCTAAATCCATACTCATCCCACCACCGGATGATGAACTTTTTTTCTTATCATTCATCAATAATTCGATACCAGGACCAAAATTCACAGATGGTTTGCTAGATGAACCTGAATTATTATCCGAATCTTTAAACGAAAATGAAATCGGGTCTAAATCGCTTATTCCAATATCAAATACTTCCATTCTTTTCACTTATGATAAATACATACTATTTATTTTTAAGTTCTCCGCATAAGTTATTATTTTTTCGCGCTTTAAATACCAAATTCCTTGTAAAAAACAATCCGCCAAATCATCTTTTTTGGGAGTTAATAAAACGTTCGACCAAGATGACAAATTGTCGTTCGTTTTTAAAAATTGAGAACATATGAAAATACTGTCCGTTTTATGTTTTTTATACTTTTCGCGATCGGTCGCTTTCGGCTCGACAATACCATCTTCATTCGGTATGCTTTTGGGTGTGATTTTTGGTATTTGGGTAGTGGAGCGAGCCGGAGCTATAAGGGACGTTAGTGTAGGTGAGCTTCCTGCGGTGATGAACTCCGTAAACGAAGTTGGAGCGAGCCGGAGTGTGAGCGGAGGAGAGCGACTGAACTCCGGAGATGTGCACCGCATATCGAAGGAGTTTGAAGGAGTTTGAAGGAGTTTAAAATCTTTTAATTTATTGGCAGAAGAAATGAATTCTATACTGGGACTATTTTGCGAATTAACGGGTGGAGATTTCATAATAAAATACTGCGCCAACATTCCCTGTACGGTTTTCATTCGACCTGCAATGGGGGAAATTTGATTTTCCATTATAACATGTGTTATATCGTTAATACCTATGACGGAATCCATTTGTGTTCGCATATTTCGACCAATGGTTATTAAATCCGTTCCGGTTGCATTTTGCGCTTTTGGTTGCCCTTTTCCCAAGATTGTAAAACACCGTTTTTCGAAGAATTCTATTATTTTTGCTAAATAGTACTTCTTGGTATGATTCTTCAAAAGAGGCGATGAAGATTGTTCTTTTTCCTCAAGATTATCGAAACTTTCCAAACTACTTCGGATCCCTTCGGGACCTTCAGCGTTTACACGGAAAACTGCGATTCGCTTTGCTTCATCTACTTTTTCCTCCACATTATATCTCGTGTATAATTCGATCAATTCCTCCAATTTTTTCTTTTTAATAACGGTTGATGAAATTGCCTTTATTGGGATCAAATAATCGTGCGTCGATTTTGCGTGAGTCTCGCAGTAATATTTACCTAGTTTTTCATACTTTGCACGTTTCCCGCAAATTTTCGGTTCTGGTACACGGATAGTCGAAGGGGTTTCCAAAACAATAGTGTTTTTGGGTTTTTTGGGATTTTTTGGAACCTTTTTCGCTGCCAAACAACAAGTACACGTTGCAGCCGATTCTTGTTTGTCTAGTAAATTTAATACATTCCAATCGCTTATGATAACGGAATGCGAAATATCAAAAATACAATAAGCCATATTTCGTATTCCGATATCAAAACTGATCAGTTTTGTGGGGGGAGTCGCTGAATCTTGGTCCATCATAAAATGAAATGCAATACAATACAATAAAATATAAATAACGATTTGTTTATTTATATTTCTAACAAAATACTTATCTTGTATTTGGTAGCGGATTCGCCATTCTATTAAATAGTTCCGCTTGAGTTATACTCGGACTAACTTTGCGTGAATTTAACTGTTCGCGTGTTAAATATGTATTTTTTAAATCACTAATACTGTCTCCAATCGGTTTGGATTCATCTAAATAGGATGAATATAAATGAGGTGGTGTAGTAATATTGTTATTGCTTGTATTTAAACTGACGACAGATTCTGGCGTAAATCGTTGGAAATATCCAACGTCATTGCAAGAATCTCGAAAATTTTGTTTCATTACATCGACCGCATTTTCAGTCAAGTATCTGCGATACTCCCAATTTGATTTTATGTTTGCTTGACGAATTAAATTATTATTAAGATCGGCTTCGGGTTGATTCGACGCAACAACATTGCGACCGTCATTTGTTTTGGGTGGAAAACCAGCGTATACATTATTTGTATTATACCCTAAAGATGATTGAGGAATCGTTTCTCTAACTATAGGATAAGCACAACTAAGTGATTCACTTTGCCCATTTGGAAAATAATTCATTATATAATATATATCAGTATAATGTTATATTATATAATTTATTCGCTAAAACTACTTTCTAAGAGTTGAAGAAGTTGCGGTTTTTTATATTTTTGCAGATCAGTCGCCAACCCTTTGGATATCACTATCGCCTTTAATGCATTTGTATTCATTTTACTGTATGTTTCCATCGCCGCTTTCTTGGGAGAAATTACAGGTTCTTCGGACTCATTTGAATCGGAATTAATTTTGTGAACTACTAAAAATGATTCGTCAGATGATGCACTGAAACGATCAAATCTATTTTCCACCGGAATTGATTCTTCCACATTTTCGGACAGTTGGATTGGAGCGAGCCGGCTACCGAAGGTAAGCGTAGGTGAGCGAGCTAACTCCGGAACTTTAGTGAAGGAGTTTGATGGAACTTCGGAAGCGTTCGTGGAAGGTGTTGCCGATGGTGTAAGATCAGTTTCTTTCAAACTCTCGATCACTTCAGATACAACTTCGGCTTCTTTTTGACTATTATCTGACGGAGCTGCATCAACAACGACCTTGATAATTTTAATAGTATTGGGTTCCGGTTCAAGCGCTTGATCCAGCTCTTCCGGTTCAAGTTTCAGGTCTTCAGGTTCCAATTCTTCCGGTTCAATGGAATCAAGTGCTAGTTCGGGTGCAAGTTCTTCCATATCTGCATCTGCATCTGATTCTGGTTCTGATTCTATATCTGAATCTGCGTCTGAATCTGCATCTGAATCTGAACCTGCATCCGACGCAGAATCTGATTCTGATTCTGCGTCTGATTCCGCGTCTGATTCTTCATCTGATTCTTCATCTGAATCTGAATCTGATTCTTCGGCATTTAATTCTTGCTCATTTATAATTGAAATATTATTTTGTTCCGATGTTTGCAGTGTATGTATATTATTTTTTTTAAAATGTTCGTCCATAGACATACCTGTTCCCAAAAACGGTATTTTAGGCAATGCGGTAGGTGCATCTACATTTGCGCCGGATAAATGTGTAATGACAGTAGATTTTATAGAAGTCATTTCGCGAACCATATTATTAATAATCTCAAACATTGTGTCGCATTTTTGCTCCAAATTATTTAAACGATCTTTAAAATGATAAACCAATAATAATATCAATATGAAAGTAATTCCTAAACTTATGAAAAAGAATGTTTCCATAAAATCAAAAACGCTCATTTATTATAATTAAATAAATTATAAATAATTGTCGAACGAACGTCTAAATTATTTTATTCCAAATGTATATTTATTCCCAAATGTATAAAATTCTAATCTGGTATAATAATATATATCAATTTCGAATAAAATAAATGAACAACCAAGGAATAGAATCAAACAATCAAGCAAATGTTGTTCCAAACCAAGGAAATACACAATTTACAAATATGACGGAGGGGTTCTCAAATATGTTTGCAAACAAAAATTTACTTATTGGACTCTTGGTAATATTACTAATTTTATCCTTTTTAGGAATAAATATTTTACTCATACTCGGTAATTTTATACAATCGGTTTTGGGTATTTTTGGGCCATTGATTAGTGAAATATTATCCGTGTTTGGATACACCACGGGGTCCATAATAAACAAAACGGCGGACGTCGTTGCTGATACAGCGAAATTGGGTATTGACGTTGCAGAAGGTAGTGTACAATCGGTAGGTAATTTATTACGCAATGCGAGCGATCAAAACGTCGATTTAAAAGCAAGAATCAAATTGGATAATGCTTTAAACAATCCGACGAGTGTATTCGACAATGCCGTAAATAATCCAGCCGAAATCGCGAATACTAATTATACAACACCAATCGCAGATGAGACGTCGAGCGCAATACAAGCACCGATTGCTTCGTCAAAAACATCTTGGTGTTTAGTTGGTGAATATAAAAATAGACGCGGATGTATCGAAATAAGTGATCACGATAAATGTATTTCCGGTCAAATTTACCCATCTCAGCAAGATTGTTTGAATTTACATTCGTCTAATAATGTGCCATTTTCCCAACCGCAAATACCTCTTCCTCCCGTTTATATTCCCAATCAAAATGTCCCACCAAATATGAATATTCCGCAATTGTTTAATGACGGACAACCGATAAGCAATGGACCTCCCAATTACATATATAGATATGCGTCCCAATAAACTCCATCAGATCCCGTCGAATAAATATATAATTTACGAAAAAAATAAGATAAATACGATATTGAATTTATCTTATTTACAATGGAAAAAAAAACAGAAAAAGAGGAAAAAGAAGAAAAAGAGGAAAAAGAAGAAAAAGAGGAAAAAGAAGAAAAAGAGGAAAAAGAGGAAAAAAAAGAAACAGAAGAAACTCCAGTTGAAACATTTCTCAAAAAGTTGGACATCGCGAATGCAGTCGCTTTACATCAGCAACAAGAACAACAAGAAGCGCAGAGTAAAGTAAAACCGATTTGTTTATATTACATCTCATTGGAAAATAACAAGATGTTTTTATACACTGATTATTTAAAACCAGATGAAGAAATAATGCAAGATTGTCAGTTATTATACGCATACGCCAAAATAAATCGTCCGCAAAAAATCGTATTTATGACACAAAATATTGATTTATATGAAATAGATTCGATCGTGAAACAATTTATGCATACATTTGGTATCGATACGGTGCGAGGCGGTTCATATACGGATAATGTTTTACACGAAGACGTTATTTATCATATCCAAAAAGAATATAATACAGTAATGGGAGACCAAATTATCGAAAACAATCAAAAATTAATCGAAATTAAAAAACTATATGCATCAATAGAACATATTAATAATTTGGTTTCAAATTTGGAGGAAAACCTAAACGAAATACACCGAATCGATGACGACAATATTAACGATTGTAATGATTATAACGATTCGAATATCATATGGAGGGAAATGTAATCGAAGGAGTTATGCAATATTCTGTGTTTGTTGAATGAGTATACAATAGTAAGTAATACCTGTACCTGATACAAACAATGAATTTGCGATAAAAAACGGGTCGTCTTTTTTAAATGGTTTAATCTGAGTTGTTATAATATTCGCACTATAATAAACTGTAATATTATTCAACAATATCGGAATTGTATATATTATTGTATATGAAATTGTATTTTTGGTTACCGTAGAATAAGATATACTTTCCCTAATATACCCAAGCTTTGTACTATTTTTCACATAATTTTGCGAAATATCATTTATATTCGAAACGATTATGGTATTTGTTTTAATATTATTGGCGGTTGCAATAATTGAGGTATTAATATAATTTACCGATGCATCTATTATTTTTTCTTGATTGAATAAAATATCCGATTGTATTCCGATATTTTTAATTTCAGCGGTGGTAGATAATGTACCTACATTTTGGGCGCCTTGAATCGCGCCATTTGCCTGCGTTGCCGTGTTTAATTGTATTGCCGAAGCAGCAACATAAGCGCTTGCTTGCGTCAAATATTGACTTACAGTAGCTACAATTTCATTTAAATCCGTTTGTGCCAGAATATATTGAGCCGATATATCTTGCAAGTATCCGTTTGCATTCGATACATCAATAATATAGTTGTTATAATCATTATAAATATTGGTAATGAATTGTTTTATTTTACTAGCAGGACATATATTGTTTATATTATTCGAAGAATCATTTATACGTTGATTGGCCGATGAAACATCCTGAATAGCTTGTGTATATGATTTTGCATATCCAGAAGTATCGATAATTACCATCTTTGGCCCATATGAATTGGCATAATTTATAGATACATCAAACCCAGACGCATTCACATTTAAAAATCCATATGCATTCGAATTATCTATAAAAACACTATTCGCGTTTGACGCATCGATCATATATGATAATGCATTCGACGAGTCAGTTCCAATGGTTAAATAAGGTATATAAAGATCAGACGATGTTAATTTATACGAGGCATTTACATAATAACTGCATTTACTTACGTCTGTATATTCCGCATTTGTATTGGTATAACCATTATTCATCGAGACAGTGGATGCGGCAAACGAATTAACACAATTACTCGCATTTGTCTTTGCGCTATTGATTGAATTTAAATTAGTCCGAGCATTACTTGTATCGATCACCAATTGATTGCAATCGGTTGATGCTGCATCGAGTGTTATCAATTTCGTACAATTTGTCATAATGATTGAAGCATAAGATAAAGCTTGTAAAGAATACGAAGGATCAGTTGCGATTATTTTGGTATTATATAAATTCTGACTACAATCAAATGCCTTGGTATATGCCAGATTTATATTCGTGGTAGGAATATTGGCTAATATAAAATTTTGATAGCAATCACTACAATATTGGGCCGCCTGTATTGCATAATTATATGAATTTGCAACTGAATTACTACAATCGATCGATTTCTGATACATAGAACTAACATCTTGGTATAGATTTCTACATGATGCGTCCAATAATGTATATTTGGAAAATAATGAACCCGCCAAATTATTGCTATTGGATGCATCATTAAACGCTATATTGAGATTGTTATTTATATTTGAAACATCAATATTAATACTGTTTAATAATAATACAGACGCTGAAATATCACTTGTTAATATAAAATGTGCATTTGATACATCGTTTATATTTTGATTTATATTTATTATGTCGGTAAAAATGGGGTTTATTCTCGTAGATGATACAATATATAGTGAACCGGATACATCTGTTATCGCACCATTGGTCATTGATATAATGTTTTTTGCAATTTGATTTTTTGATACATCCGCAAATGTCATATTTGAACTAGGATCTTTATTCAAATTGGTACACGCATCTTTTGAAAACGATGCGTCTATAATCAAAGTATCACATTTTGTTTTTGCGTTTGATACATCAAATAGTAAATTACTACAGTCGATATTTTTATTCATGATGGCGTTATTATATAAATTCAACATAGCATTTGATATTTCCACATAATTCATACCAGAAAATGTATTATTAACTGACTGTAATTTTATATTTATACTTGCATCATACAATAAGCCAGTAAGCGCATTGGATATATCATTTTTACATATCGGGATTGAATTCTTATATGTATTCAAATTAGGATCAATTGTATTTGAAATATAATATGTAATATTATTGGCATCTATCATCGATTTTGATGCATCAATCTGATATAAAATAGATTTGGACATTGATGTACTCAACGAATTCGCCAATAGAACACAAGATATATAAGCGGTATTTGCACTAGCAGACGCATCGTAATATGATTGAGGTATCACACCAACATTTCTATATTGTGCCGAATTTGCACTTAAATCATAATTATGTTTACTATAGTTATTGGATGCGTCTAATTTTGCGAATTGGGATTTTTGATATACATTTGCCTCGTCGTTATATAATATAGTTGCAGACGACACGGATGAAATATCATATGGTATGCAATTATTTAATATGGACAAAATATCACTTATCGATCTATTTATCGAATTATTTACAGTCGGCGCATTCGTATTTAAATACGTGTAAACACTACTCGCATCCACATACGCTTTTATTGCATCGATAATAACGTTGGAAGAATCGACTACTATTTTATTCGAATAATAGTATGCATTTGATGCATCTATAATTACGTTTGACATATCATTTATTATATTTTGCACTGGGCTCAACAATGGCATCGAAGCATTTGGTACCAATGTATGTTGTACATAATCATTTATTACAAATGAATTTGTTGACATATCAATCGATTTCAATAAAGAATTTTGTGCAGTTATATATTGCGCATTTGCATCTGTTATGGTAAGACTTATTTGATTCATCGAATCATTCATCTTTAATTTCGTGTTTATCAGCGTGTTATTGGCATTCGCCGCATTACTTGATGCATTCGACGCGTCAATTAATAATATATTCGCTTGATTTAATGCATAATTCGCTATAGGATATAATGTTCCCGAAAGTTCAAATAAATATTGATGTATATAGTTTGCATTTGATATATCATATACAAACAAATCTTTGGCTGCATTATACACACCAACTTTACTTGGGTTCGAAATGGATGCTTGAGATAAGTCATATACGCACTGCGATGCATCCAAAACATATTTAACGGAACTTATGTCATATAATACAGCGTATGATATACACATTAAAATATCAGAACAATCAGTTATTGTTTCGCCATTATATTTTTTTGCGTTATCATTTAAATATTTATTTATCGAATTTACATCGGTGATATTTGTCGCTGCAATTATATTTTCATCGGCGGTTTGCTTTGTATTAGATATATGACCTGCTACTGTGTATGTTGAATATTTAGCTGAGATTTCTAAATAAATATCATTATATATACTATCAATTGTTTTAACAATGAAAGCATAGCTAGCATCATATGTCGCCGGATTATTTGATTGGTCGTAATATAATGGATTTCTTTTATTATTATATGCATATTGCGCATTTTCTCCAATATTTTTTACGGTTGGATCAACTATTTTAATCGCACTTTGATAAACGTCATTCGATTTGTCGTAAGCATTACTTGCGTCGATGATGATATTACTAATATCATTTTTTGATATTTGATATGCATTGATCGAATTATATAATGAATTAGAAGCATCGATAACGCTACTCAATGAATATGATACATCGATAAAACACGTCGATGCCGATGCAAATGCTGTTGACACACTTGAAATATCTTGTACAACGTAATTATAATGCGCTGGAACATAAGATGTATCATAAACGATTGATATATTTGTATTAACAATACTTAGACCTGATCCTAAACTGCCAATCGCATTCGATATATCTTTCACGGCTTCAAACGCGGCATTTGATGCATCATTTGCAGTTTTGAAATTATTACTGCAATCAATATATATTTTGATTGCATTTATTCGCGAATAGCTGCTATCTAAAAATACATTGGCTACGTTTCCGGATATATTACTAATATCGATTATTTGTTGTGTTATTTTATTCGATACGACATTGCAATCGTTTAACGCATCATTTGAATAATTTATCGAATCATTTATTGCAGAAATTCCGGTATTGGTATTCGATACTACATTGTTGGAATACGTTTGCGATTGCGATATATTACTCGATATATCCATCGTATTTGTCAATATATTTGCCGCGTCTGAAAAAGTATTTGCTGTATAATATGCATAGGAAATATCGTATTTGGATAATAAAACAAAACTTGCATCTGTCAAATTTACGCTACTTTGTAATTTTTTGTTTTTATCGGCCGTTTTCAGCGCATTATATTTATTTATTGCATCCGATGTTGAAACAATTGATTCCGCGGCATACAACTGTCCCGATGCAGAATATTGTTGTGCTAGTGCTGCGTATTTATCCCGGTTGTTTGGATACCACGAATATTTTACATATGCGGAGTCCACTTGCGATTGAGCGGCATATTTTTGTGCAGAAATCGAATTGGATATATCAGGTGCATAATAAATATCTGCGTTTGATATATCTTGGTATAGAATACGGTTTGACGCATCTTTCGCATATTGTAGATTTTTTGAAGCATCATTCGAGTAATAAAAATAAAGATTTGACATATCGATTGTATAAGACGCATCGAGCATCGCAGTCGATGCATCAAATATGGAATATTTTGCATATGTTGTTGCATTTGTCAAAATATTCTTTATCGTTGAAGTATTCGTGGGATACGATGAATATGAGCCATCTATATTCGAATGTATATTGGCGCTCGCGTCTTTTATATATTTGCTGCTTATTAACGACGCATTGCTGCAATCGATTGCCGCTTTATACGCATTATTTGCAATCAATATATTATTACCAGAACCATCATTTATCAAAGGCGCGTTATTCGATATATCATATTCTGCCGACGTAAGCGCCAAATATATAAAATCATTGCTGGGCAATGGAAATATATTAGATAAATGCAAATCTCTTATATATGGTTTATTATTCACTTCAATATCATATACATAACCATTCGTATTGTCGAATATAGTCGTAATATTCGATGCATCCACATTTGCATCATATGCATACTGATTTGAATTCTCAATATAATAATTCATTGAAGTATCATTAAAATTAAGAATTTCTGCATAAACACCACTAATATCAATATAAATGCGGTTCAACTCTCCATTTGCTTCTTGCTGTGCGTTATATGCATCATTCACTAATTGTAATAAATAAATATCCACTGGTAATAATTGGGATGCCGGATAAGCTGCATAATTTTTTTTATAATTATAAAGATTCGTTGATGGATCTTCGTATAAATAAATGATGGGTCCCGGAACATCAGACGAAGATGTAGGTACGAACATATTTGCACAAGATGTACTATCCGGTGTGCGTCGCATTACGCGTTTCGCAGTTGCCATTTTTGACCATTTTTGCGAATTCGTCAAATTGTTGGTTTGGCTAGATTGTCTATCGTATTTCAAAATTTCCGCTTTACGTCGCATATCTAAATCAAATTGCTGTTTATCAATAGGTGTATTCGTGCTACTATCTGAAAAATAAGGCGACAATAAAGTATATCTGGATTGAGGTTTTTGAAATAAATAAAGGTTGCTGCGGTTCGTATAAATTTCACATAATTTTGCGGCATTCGATGCATCCAGTATTTCTTCTTGGGTTTTATCTCCCATTTAAATTTGCGGTAAAATATATAATAAACATATATATTTTACATTTGGGTACTATCTTCCTTCCTCCCGTAATAAATATTCGCACTAATATTTGGATGAATACCATATATTTGATAAATAATACGGAAACCCGGTCGCATCAGACGAAGCAGCCGATGTGCTCGCAGATGTATTTCTCCCCCATAATAATGTATTATTAATTTCAAATATGCTAAGTGCCCTATCATAATATCGCAAATCAGAAAGACTTCCTGAAAACCCTCCGTTTTGGCATACATTTATATCGTTATAATTTTGTTTTGGGACATCTTTCATGACTAAGCGTCCGCTTACAATACCGTTCATATAAACATCCATAATTTTATTTTTCATACGAATGACACAATGAAACCATTTTTTCAAAGGTATATTCGTAATATCGAGGGTTTCTGACGGATTTGTAGTAGCAACCGTGTTCATAACTATGTGTAAACTATTTGTTTGGTTATCCAGATAAAGTCCCGGTGCATTATTTACTAAAGCTATCCCGTTTGCATCATAATTACCATCCCCCTTATTGAATATGTTTTGGTATTTTTTATTTTGATTCGAATTGTTAATATCGTCTATATATAACCAGACTGCCCACGTAAATTCTATACCGGAATTTTCATTATTTGATCTCAGAATAGTAACAGCGGATTTATTTTTGGGATCTTGTGCAATTACCATCCCATTTGTTCCATTTATAGTTCCCGAAACAATAAAGGGGCTTGATGACGGCTTTGAAAAATATCCTAACATTATTATTCCTAAATTTAACAAAAACATAAAGGCGATTAATATCAAAATTATGAATGCGAATTTTGCTATCAAACTATTCGATTGAAGAAATTCACTACTGGCATCAACAAAACTTTTGGAAGAAAACTCACCCAAAGAACTTTGCACGGACTCCGTCATACCATTAATGCTTTCTCCAACAGATTGGGTTCCTTGGCTCAATGTATTTGAAGCCGATTGAGCGCCTTCTTTGAATGTATCTAAAACTGATTGAGCCCCTTGACCCAATGTACTCGAAACCGATTGTGCTCCTTGACCCAATGTACTCGAAACCGATTGTGCTCCTTGACCTAATGTATCCGAAACCGATTGAGCCCCTTGACCCAATGTACTCGATATATTATTTGTATTATTTCCTTGGTAATTCATAAATTGTTATATATATGCGCTATATATAACCATTTGAAAAATAATTCTAAAATAATTCTAAAACAAATTAATCTTCGATTGTTCTACATTGTCTTTTAACACAGATACATTGGCACTATACGACGAGAAAAATCGAGAAAATACACTGCCTCCGTTTCCACTCATATAATTATTCCAAACATCTTGTGGTCCAAGAGGAGAACCCCAATTTTTAAATCCAGCAATAAATGCATCGAATCCAGAACCCAATACGACTGGTTGCGCTGCCGCTGTGCCCGGTGCTACGGGGAATTGTACGACTTTGGTCGAGTTCACTAATTTACCGTCTAAATACGCATCGACAAATTGATTGTCTACACTAATTACAAGATATACCCATTTTTGAACAGGGAAATTATCAGTAATCATAAATGCCGTGTTCGGTTCGATTTTACAATATAAAGAAGGTTTCGTTGCATCTAAATATACTTTAATATTATTTGCTCGCGAAAAAATCGTTTTTTCGGAAGTAGTATCCCACGTGTTTATATAAACCCAAATTCCATATGCATATCGAGTCGATTGAGGATTCGCCAATGTCGTTATTGCCGGATTTACCGATTTTAAACTTGCGGTCGTAGTTAAAGTTGTCGATTTTTGAACAAAATAAACATACAATACATAAATCAAAATGAACACTATGATGGCTAAAATAAAGATTGTATAATCCATTGTATATTCCGCGGTATTATAAAATGTCGATATATTTTATTTTACGGTCATTCGGTCATTATGTTATTTGGTCGTTTTATTATTCGGTCATTCGGTCATTCGGTCCTTATATTTTTATGACGGGTGGATTTGAATTCATATACACATTATAATTCAACGCTATTTGTTGTGGAGAAAGTGAATGTTTATAATATACTACATTACAAATCGAACCATCTAATCCATTCGGACTACCTACCGTAATCTGGTCCTCTGCGCTATATTGGGGCATCGCATTATGCATTGAAAAACTTCTTTCTAAATTTCCATTAATGAATAAATCGACGTTGTTTCGATTATAATTAAATACAAATTGGTTCCATTTTTGATTTGGCAATGAAATTTCGTAAGACGCATTTTCATTCGATTCATATGATTCCGTGGGCGGATATTTCGAAAAATAAAAAATATACTTGTCGCGTTCATGTACTATGTCTTCCCCGTCCCCGCCACCATAATATCGAATCATTGGTTTTACACGCTGTATTCCAGCTTCGTCTGTAAATGCATATTTGAATATTTCAGTTTCTTTCGTGTAAGAAGCCGTTGACGAATTTTGCGGGTTTATCAAGACCCACATCGACAAACAATAATTGTCGCGATATAAATTCGTATTTTGGTTATTTAAATATTCAGATGGAGATTGATACATTTTTAAAACATCGCTCGATGCAATGACAAATTCATCTTTGTTTAATTTTTTGGGTAAATTTAATAACATAATCGAATTATCCTTATCATTTGTAAATTGACCGACTAATTGGGGTAAATAAAAATATATCAAAATGAGAAGAATTTCAATTACGATAAATACATATACTGATTTTGGAGTAATATTAATTTCGTTCATTATATATTTCACCAAATCATCAAGTAAACACGGTAAAAAAAACAACAGTTCGGCGAAAAACCCACTCCAACCTTCTAATTTTGATAATTTATCAATGAAAAAATTATATACAATCGCCAATCCCACCAAAATTATCAAAAACGACAATCCATATACAATATATGATGCATATACTAAATAGGTCGATGACATTTTAGAGTACAAATAAGAAAATAATGTAATGAATAACACAACCCCTAAAGTTTTCATAAACATAGTTGTCGCATTTGAATCCGTCCCGACATTTAATATAATTCCAAACATTATTATTAAAGGGATACATATCATAAATGCATACACATATGTATCACTGATCGCCGCTTCAGAGTTTTGACTTGATGTAAATATAATATAAGATACAAATAGAACTACTGCACTTAATATGGCATATTTAATTGTGTCTTTTTTAAAACTATCATCTCTAACAAAATTATAAAAAAATGAATTAAATGAATTATAAATCTGTACGGACCATACATCTGACCCTCCTGACATGCGTTTTTTTACCGCATTTTTTGGAGGTTTTAATGTCATTTAATAAGAATAAATAATGATGAATGAATTAATAAATGAATCAGTAAATGAATCGGTAAATGAAAAAGAGTGTTTATATACACATAATAGATTATAAATTTTCGATTGTCGTTTTTTTACCGTGGCATTCTCGGCACATGGCTACCAAATTATCTACGTGATTGCTTCCTCCATATTCCAACCGTATTTTATGATCAACTTCAAACCAAGCCGTCAATTGATCGCCGCAATCGCCGCATTTCCAATTTTGTCTGGCCGCTACAAACTTTTTTTTCGTCTCACTTACGGAACGTTTTGTCGCCTTCTTCCCAGAACTCATAATCCGTTCAGTTGATTGCACATTGCGATTCGGCATTTGAAGTACCGGATAATTATAATTATCGTCTGATTGGTCTTGCCCTCCTCCGTGTTGACCTCCTGAAAAACTATGTTTTGAAGTGAAATCCAATATGGGAGAAAGCATATCAGTCGTGTTGCGATCTACTGGTAAATATTTTAAATAATCATTCGATGTTGTCAATATTTGTTTTGCATGTAAAGGATTCTTTTTAATCAACCAATATAGTACCAGTGCACCGAACGCAATTCCCGCCATTTGGTAATATTTTTTCCACGACAGTGCCATTTTTAAATATTTACCATCCGTGTAAATATTTGCCATAAAAAACGCAGCGACTAAAAATAGAACAATTTCGATACGCATTTACAGATATTCAGTCGTTAGTTAGTTATACATTACGTATAAAATTATTATACAAAAATTTATACATAAAATTATACGTAAAAAACATAAATCAAGAATAAACATATTAATATTAATATAAAATGTATATGGTGTTTTTTTATTTGTAATCGTTCTGACAAATACACCACTTTGGGTGCATAATGCGCGCGATATAGATCCATTGATTTGAACAATGATATTTCTTCTTTTCCTAACATTACATTGAATTTATTATGAATAAAATGGACCCATCGAATAAATGATTCGCGACTGTCTAAATAGGGGGATATAGGGTACTTGTCCAACATTGCGCCAAATTTATCGCCCATTTCGGGTATCGGTATAAATAGCGGTAAATTTTGTATAAAATCGTAATACTTTCGTTTGGTTACTGCATTCGGGGTGTCGGGATAAGAATGTGCGACGGAATCTAAGAAAAACCAGTAATGCGGCCCCCAGACTTCAGGTGTAAGTATCATTTCAAAATTACTACAAAAGTATATAAACACACCGCACTAAAATAATGAAGAATAACCGAAAATAAAAATAACCAAAAACAAATAATAAAAATATAAAAACAAACAGAAAAATGATTAAAGAAAATTATTGTAATAATTGTGGGAAATTAGGGCATCTATATCATCAATGTAAAATTCCGATTACGAGTATTGGCGTAATTGCATATCGCAAAATCGAAAACGAAACACAGTTTTTACTCATACGGCGAAAAGATACTTTAGGCTTCATCGATTTTATTCGTGGTAAGTATTCCATTTACCATAAATACTATATTTTGAATATGTTAAAACAGATGACAAATTCTGAAAAACAATTGCTAGCTCAAGGTAATTTTGATAAAATATGGTTTGCGATATGGGGTGGAAATGTAGTATCGAATCAATATAAAACAGAAGAAATTGTTTCCAGGGAAAAATATAATATTTTGGTTTCTGGTGTTTACGTTAAAAATGATAATTATACACTGTTGGATTTAATCGAAGAAAGTAATTCATACGACGAATGGATTGAACCAGAATGGGGTTTTCCTAAAGGTCGCCGTAATTTTCAAGAAAAAGATTTCGATTGTGCTTTGCGTGAATTTGCAGAAGAAACGGGCTATTCCTCCAAATTACTAAAAATTGTTAACAATATCTTACCATACGAAGAAATATTTACTGGATCGAACTATAAATCGTATAAACATAAATATTATCTAATGCATATGGATTATGCAGATACTATCGAATTGGGTAATTTCGAAAAAACGGAAGTCAGTAAACTTGAATGGAAAACGTACGATGAATGTATGAAAGATATTCGTCATTATAATTTAGAAAAAAAACGGATGATAACAAATGTGAACAAATGCATCCAAAAATACAATTTATAGTTGTTTCTTTCTATTTTTTTCTATATATTGCGATTATGATATCATTTCACAAAAAAACTATGTATAAAAATATCCATATATTTTAATACATAATAACAATGCTTTTAAACCCGAAATCAATATCTTTTAAAAAAAAGATTGTATCGGATAAACCTTTAATAAAAATAAATTCGGTTTCTGAAGATCCTATTCTTCAGAAAATAATGTCTGATTTAACTGAATTTGCACCGACTAATGTTGGAGCGAGCCGGACTACCGAAGGTAGCGTAGGTCAGCAACCTAACTCCTTCACTAAAGTTCCGGAGTTTGAAAATGAACCTATTTTTGCCGAAGAACCTCTTATTCAATCGATCCGTGCCAATATAACGAAAAAAATAAGACGTCAAAAATGTCCCAATGGTACACGACGAAATCCTCGCACTGGTAATTGTGAACCAATCATCGAAAAAATAGTTGCTCCCGTTCCTGCTCCCGTTCCTGCTCCCGTTCCCATTCCCGTTCCTGCTCCCGTTCCCATTTCCAATGATGAAACGGACGCGAATGATTTTGAAGACGCAAATATAGAACCGAATGGAGCGAGCCGGCTACCGAAGGTAAGCGTAGGTGAGCTTCCTGCGGTAATGAACTCCGGAACTTTAGTGAAGGAGTTTGAAATGGGGATAAGTAGTTTATTAGACAAAGAAGAATTGGAAGCCCAAGAATCCGGTACACCACTGTCATTAAAATCAGTAGAAATGAACGAAGAGTTTCATTTAGATAATGTGTTGGCAACCGTTCCCACCGATTCAAACGATTATCTGCGACAAAAAGAAAAAATAGAGTTCGATTTCCATTCAAAAAACACGGATTACGATTTTTTATACCCTGAATTAAATGACCCCAACTTTGCCATAAAAATAGCAAAACGCAAAGAATTCAATGATACAAAATATGATGGCACAATCCGAAATATCCAAGAATACGCAGATACTTTATGTAAAAGCGAATTTGAACTAATGCCAAATCAATTATTCGTCAAGAATTTTCTATCCTTTCAAACCCCTTATAATAGTTTACTCTTGTACCACGGATTAGGCAGCGGGAAAACGTGCAGTGCCATCGGTATTGCCGAAGAAATGCGTGGGTATATGAAACAAATCGGGATGAAACAGCGCATTATTGTCGTCGCATCTCCCAACGTGCAGCAAAATTTCCGCGTTCAATTATTTGACGAGCGTCGACTTCGCGATGAAAACGGTATGTGGACCATCCAATCCTGTATCGGAAATGCATTAGTCAAAGAAATCAATCCCACGAGCTTGAAAGGCATTCCTCGTGAAAAAGTAGCAGGTCAGATAAATTCAATGATTAACCAATATTATGCATTTATGGGGTATGGCGAATTTGCCAATTATATTTCCAAGAAAACCACGGTAGATGCGAATTCGGGATTCTCTGAATTAGACCGTAAACAAATGGAAATTAAAAATATACGCAAATTTTTCAATAATCGCCTCATCATCGTGGACGAGGTGCACAATATTAGTTTAACGGACGATAATCCCGACAAACGTACTGCACTCGGACTAAAAAAACTAGCGAAATATTGCGATAACTTGCGATTGTTATTATTATCGGCGACTCCAATGTACAATTCGCACAAAGAAATTATTTGGTTAACGGAACTTATGAATTTAAATGACAAACGCGGCGTCGTTTCATATGACGAAGTTTTCGACAAGGACGGTAATTTCAAAGAGGCGACCACCGTATCGAGCGAGATAACAAAAGGCGCACCAGGAAAAACAGAAGGCGGTCGCGAATTATTACATCGCAAATTATTGGGTTATGTTTCTTATGTGCGCGGCGAAAACCCATACACATTTCCTTATCGGATTTACCCCGCAGATTTTTCTCCTGAACACACATTTTCGCAAACAATCCGTTATCCAAAGATCCAGTTAAACGCAAAACCGATTGATGCACCAATGAAAAACATTCCCGTATACTTAAATAAAATAGGTACATACCAAGAACGCGCATATCAACATATTATCAATATGATGCGAAAAAAGGCATCTATTCCGCTGTTTGAACAAATGAACCGATTCGGATACACCCTATTGCAAAACCCACTCGAGGCGTTAACTATTACTTATCCTAGTCCAGCATTTGATGCAATGATATCCGGTGAAACTCTCGGTTCGGCCGATTCGAACGATTCGAACGAATCGACCGATTCCCCAAATAGTTCCGTTGAGGAATCCGGTTCCAATGCAACCGCAACCTTGGTCGGTAAGCGCGGATTAGCAAACATAATGACCCATACAGACGATTCTGCTAAGAAAATTCCTATGCGATATAATTTCAACTATAAGCCCGAAATACAAAAAAAATATGGACGTATTTTTAATAAAACTGTTTTACCAAACTATAGTACCAAGATTGCAAATATTTGCGATATTGTGCAACGATCAGACGGCATTATCATCATTTATTCGCATTATATTGATGGTGGTATAGTTCCGATTGCACTCGCACTGGAAGAAATGGGATTTGCTCGGTTCGGAACGGCGACTTATACGAGGTCGCTATTCGCATCGCAACCAACCGAACCAATCGATTCACTTACGATGAAACCGCGAAGCCAAATGGAACCCGGTTCATCCTTCAACCAAGCCAAATATGTAATGATTACCGGTGATAAATCGTTTTCTCCTCAAAATGCGGAAGATATCAAACGTGTTACTAGTGTGGATAATAAAAACGGGGAATTTGTAAAAGTCATTCTCATTTCCAAGGCAGGAGCAGAAGGTCTCGATTTTAAGAATATTCGCCAAATTCATATATTGGATCCTTGGTACAATATGAATAGAATTGAGCAAATCATCGGCCGCGGCGTTCGTAATTTGAGTCATTGTATGTTGCCATTTGCCAAACGAAATGTTGAAATTTATCTCCATTCCACTTTACTTGTAGCAAAACCCGACGAAGAATCCGCCGATCTATATTTATATAGACTGGCTGAGAAAAAGGCCGTGCAAATTGGTCAGGTAACGCGATTATTGAAAGAAGTATCTGTCGATTGTTTGCTTAATATTGGACAGGCGAATTTTACAATGGAAAAATTGGCCGCCTTGGCGGAAAACCAAAATATTGAATTGCAATTGTCTACCAAGAAAATCATTCAATATCGCATCGGCGATCGTCCACATACGGATATTTGCGACTATATGCAAACGTGCGGCCATACGTGCTCACCTAATGCGACAATTGTATCAAAGGATATTATAAAGGATACTTATGGAAATGAATTCGTGCAAACAAATAATTCGCGTATTATGGAACGTATTCACAATCTATTCAAAGACAAGTATTTTTATAGTCGCCAACAACTCATCAATTCTATTAATATCGTAAAACAATATCCGATTGAACAAATATATTCCGCGTTGACACTTTTTATAAAAAACAAAAACGAATATTTGACTGATAAATATGGACGACGGGGGAATTTGATTAATCGCGACACCTACTATGCTTTTCAACCCATTGAAATAAACGATGAAAATATCTCTATTTATGAACGTTCTGTCCCCGTTGAATATAAACGCAAATCACTTATTATGGAAGTGCCAAAGGTATTTGCATCAAGCACAAATATAACTACTGAACTGAGTGCTGGTCCGAGTATCGGTCAAAGTGCTGATGCGACTGTTGCTCCGACTGTTGCTGCGAGTGCTGGTCCGACTGTTGCTGCGAGTGCTGGTCCGACTGTTGCTGCGAATGCTGTTGCGGCAAATGTTGCGGCGAATGTAGGCGAAAATCAAATACGGAAGACGGAACGTCAATATATTGCAATCTTGGATGAAATGGTTAAAAATTTAACACATTCTACAACCCCACAAGTTATTACCAGCAGCGATCATAATTGGTATAAACACGCAAGCACAGTAGTCGACCATTTACAAATTATTCACCGAATTGGTTTTGGAGAAATCAAAACATTTTTTGTACGCCATATGGTCGATATGCTTTTACTTTCCGATAAGTTAATCTTGGTAGAACATTTATATGGAAAGATTAGAGAACCCGCAAATACAAATGTTGGTAATGTCGCTATTCGCCAAATCGAATCCGAAATCAAAGATTATTTGGATGAAAAAATAATAACGGCGAAATCGATTACCGGAATCTTTCTGGCGAATAAACACAATTGGATTATTTATGTGCAATCGAAAAACGATCCGCGAATATGGAATGAAGCAGAACCGGAAGATATTCGCGATTTTGAATTGTCGGGTGCGCTAGACAAATTTAAAGCCAACCCTCTATTTTACTCTGATATGATCGGATTTATCAATATTTTTAAAACCGGAAAGGAAATGGTATTCAGAGTAAAAGATATAATGCAAATGCAAAATAATACTGGTACTCACGTGGAAGGTCAAATAAAAGCAAATATTGTAAAACGATTGAATTCGATTCTAGAACCGAATGGATATTCAAAAGATGCCGCAAAAGAAATAACCCAGCTTGGTTTTTGCGTGATTATGGAGGTTTTAATGCGATATTATACAGAAACAAAACAAGATAACAAAACCTGGTTTTTAAACCCAGAACAGGCAATATATAATGAAATAACCAAATATCAACGTCGCGGTATTATGTAAAAAATTGAAAGGCTTTTATGCGAAAATATAAATAAACATCAATCAAAAACATCAACATTAACAAAACATTAACAATAACATTTATTTTATTACGAAAATGACAGAAGCAAATAACAAAAATATCGAAAATATCGAAAATATCGAAAATATCGATACTTATTATGTTGTTAATAAAATATCACTCGAAAATGAAGAACTTAATAATTTTATTACATTCTTCAAACTAGAAGGTAAGAAATTTTATCGTCCGTCTATCTTGGTTTATTCAAACGGAGATGTATATAAGGGCGAAATTAATATATTAAAAAATAAAAAATACAAAAGACACGGCCTAGGTACAGTATATTATAATTCGGGCGATACTTTTGCAGCTCGATGGAAAAACGACAAAGCAAATGGGTGCGGTTATTATGTATTTAAAAATGGAACAGAATATATCGGCAAATGGCTCAATAATAAATTTCACTGGGATAAAAATAAAATTAGAGAATCTTCAGGAACCCATTATGTGGGTGAAACGATTCTTGGTAAAATTAGTGGACAAGGTAAAATGTGCTACGCAAACGGAGATGTCTATAGCGGCGACTGGGTCGATGGAAATTGGCACAATCAAGGTTCGATTCAATATGCCGACGGCGATAGTTATGTAGGTCAGTTTAACAATGACGCCAAACACGGCGTTGGAACTTATCGATGGGCAAATGGTATTGTCTATACTGGCAATTGGTATCAAGATAATATTCACGGAAACGGCGTGATCGATGCAACTACAACGACTGGACTGATATACGAAGGGCCGTGGTGTTTAGGACAACAACTCGATAACACAACCATAGATAATACAACCAAATAAAAAACATAATTATTGACCTATTCATTTATTCTTTCATTTATTCATTCTTTTATTCATTCTTTTATTCATTCTTTTATTCATTCTTTTATTCATTCTTTTATTCTTTCTGACTTTGTAAACATTAAATAAAAATCTTTTTTATACAAAATTGAACAAAATATAATCGTATCTATTTCAAACATCACAATTATCTCAAACAATATAAAAATATAATCTATCAATAATATTAGAACACCATAATAAAATGTCAGCAAACGCTATAAAACCCCGAAATATAAATGCACAACAATCCGAACAAACAATATATAAACCATATATCAAATCACTTCTTGATTTGAAAGTAATACTTGCTATTACGGAAATTGGAAAAAATATCAAACAAAATTTAGAAAAAAAAATAATATCGAAAACGGCCGGCAAATGTATTGAAGAAGGATATATTAAACCAAACTCCATCAAAATCGTTTCGTATTCTTCCGGTACGATATCGTCCGACCAAATTGAATTTCACGTTGTATTTGACTGTATGATATGTTTACCAGTAGAAGGAATGTTTATCGAATGTACAGTTAAAACCATAACCAAAGCCGGTATTCACGCACAAGTTATCGATGAAGATGGAAATATGCCAATCACCATGTTTATTGCACGCGATCACCATACGGCGAATAATTTATTCAATTCTGTCAAAGAAAATATGAAAATTACAGCAAGAGTTATTGGAATTCGGTATGAACTGAATGACCTATACATTTGTGCAATCGGGAAACTAACCGACGTCGACAAAAATATATTATCCGATAAACAAGCCGCAAAAAAACCGCGAATTACTGTATTGAATGACGAACATTTAGGGGGGGAAGGTTATAACAACGATAATAATATACAAATTCATATCGACAATAACCAAGACGACGATGATGATGATGACGAATAAACGATGAATGAACAATAAACGACAACAATAAACAACAATAATAAACAAGGAATAATTTCATTCCAAAAACAACTTAAATGATAAACATTACTATATTTCATCGCATATAGTTTATCATTTTTTTGTACAATGTCAAATTTATCAACTTTAGATGTGCTGAAAAAACAAATCGAACAAATGGGGAAAAAACATCACATTGAGATTTTGAAAATTCTCAAACGAAATTCTCAAATCAAACTGAATGAAAATAAAAGTGGCGTATATATCAACCTATCCTTTTTGCCTCAAAATACAATCGACGAGATCGCAGAATATATGCATTATATTCAAGACCAAGAATTTTTACTAATGCCATTCGAATCACAAAAAGAGGATTTTAAAAATACATTCTTTGTTGAAAAAGAGGATAAAGAGGAACCTACATTATCATATATCTGTGCTAGCAAATAATTTTATTTATCATCAAATCAAATCAAATATTATGTCATCCGCCACTTCATTTTTAAATCAAATTTTTTATCAACATAATAAATTTGATAATCCCGCCTCCATTTCCATTCTTGATCAATGGATGTTGACGACAGAAACAAAAAAACGAATATTATTATCCGACGAACCGCCTTTGACTATTCTTTCCGAAAATGTCCAAAAAGAAGAACAAACAATAATTGGTTATAAACAACCAACTCCCGAAAATTTAGTGAAGGATATTCTCCAACCCACTGTTTTATCATCTTCATTTGCACCAGAAAAAGAAGATACCTTATTTTGGTGCACATATGCCATTCATCACGGACATTCCGATTATTTATGTATTGGGAATAAATATAAAAATGCCGAAATACAAGAAAAACAGTTGATGATTGAATTTATCAAATCAAATGCATCTGCTTTTAAAAAGTGCAACTATAAAATTTCACAAGTACGAGTGCAAGAATATATGTCCGAATTGATGATAAATAAAAAAACGACATTTCAAACATTTTTAGTCATGTGCATTTATTACAAAATCCACGCGTTCATTGTATATGGAAATACATTTATGGATTTCTCTCCGATTTTACCATCCACCGAATTAGATCGTGTTTACGAAACATATATATTTACGCGCACCCAAGATGGACATTTCTCAGTGGATTTGACGCCTTTGTCGACCGAACAAATGAAATATATCCGTGAAACCAAAATACAGCTTGAACGGAGTGAAGATAAACCACTCAAGGCGGTGTCTAATTTCAAAATGTCGGATTTGGAATTAATGGCAACCAAATTAAATATTGTATTACCTGCAACAATGACAAAATGGAAAAAAGACGAACTGTATTCGGAAATTACTAAAAAATGCACGTGGTAAAATAGTTTTGTAGCGAACGATAAAATTGATAATTATATAGATATAAAATCTACTCAATATCTATATAATCAACCAAACATAACAAACAGAACAAATGAACCGAAATAATGATTCAGAACCCAATAATGAAAAAAAAACAGTCCCGCTACGTGATCCAAAAGACAATTTTGAAACAATGATTGAATTTTATTTAGCAAGTAATCCCGTATTACGTAAGGACGGAAAGGTTAGCGAACTCGAAGTACGTTTTGGTACCAATCCGCGATTATCTCGCCCGATTTCCAAGATCGATTATGATAATGTCGTGAAACAATTGAAATCGGCCGGATTTTCAACTTCAGACCCAGACGGATTGAGCATCTTGCGCATTTACAACGAATTTACCGATAAAACCACCGGCGAAGTAAAAATGTCTCGTACTCGTGCTGAAATTCCCGGCGTCGATTTGATCCAGGAATACTGTCGCTCAAATAGTATCCAAAAAATCCTGAATATGCCCGCCACCGTTTCCGCCATTTCCAACAAAATTAAATTCACAAACAAATCATTTCCAAAAGTGCGCGATACCGACGTTAAACCCGTCGAATTCCCCGATTTTAATTTTCGCGTTGCCTATCAGATGGAACAAGATTTTACAGTGAACGAACCAGTAGGAAAAGCCATCATCAGCAAATGGAACGACTCGCGTAAATCCTTTCGGTATATTAACCGCGTGCGATTCACGCACCCCGATTTCCCCGTATCTGCCGATATAAGTATCGTCAAATCAACGAAAAAAATCGGATTTACAGTCCAAGACGTAAAATTGTTTGATGCACAAGAAACATACGAAGTCGAATTAGAGTTGAACAATTCCGAAGTCGGAACTGGTACGGCATTTGACAAACCGAAACTTGTATTGGACGCTCTGCGAAAATGCATTCGCACTGTTTTGAGCGGACTACAGGGCACCAATTATCCGATTTCCTACAGCGAGCGCGATAAAGTTATCCAATCCTATATGCGGGTTATAAACGACGAAAACTATCAACCTCGACGAATATTACCCCGCGATTTTGTCGGACCAGCATCCTATACCCTACAACTGGAAAATATTCAACCCGAAGTCGAAGGATCCAGCGTTCCGAATATACGCAAAAATTATACGGTAACGGATAAAGCAGATGGGGAACGCAAATTATTGTACGTTGCTAACAATGGGCGAATATATATGATTGACACGAACATGAGTGTTATATTCACTGGAACGGTTACGCGCGATCTGACGTTGCAGGATAGTATTTTGGACGGCGAACATATTAAATACGATAAACGGGGCAAATATATAAATTTATTCGCTGCATTTGATATATATTATAAAAATAAACAAAATGTGCGGGCATTTGGGTTCGTTCCGAGCTTACCCGAAGAATTCGAAAAAATGAATGAATATAGATTGCCTATTTTGCAAAAATATATTACGGATTTAAAACCCGTCTCCATTTTGGACCAAGAACAAAACCCCAAGGATAATCGCAACGAAAAGGCAAAGGAAAAGGAAAAAGGTGCAGACAATGACAAAAAACACGCTTGTGGATTTACTATAAAATGCAAGGACTTTTATATGGATTCTGATATCAGCATATTTCACGGCTGCTCCACTATTTTGGAAAAAGTGCGCGACGGAACATATGAATACAATACGGACGGTCTCATATTCACACCGACAAATACCGGCGTAGGAAGCGACCGCATTGGAATTGCCGGTCCTATCACGAAATCTACCTGGGCACAATCATTCAAATGGAAACCTCCGAAATTTAACACCATCGATTTCCTTGTAAGTGTAAAAAAGGACAAAACGGGCAAAGATGAAGTCCACAACATTTTCCAAGAAGGTAAAAACTTGGCAGGCGTGCAAAACATTGTCCAATATAAAACCATTATTTTGCGATGCGGGTTCGATCCGCGCAAACACGGCTATTTAAACCCAATGTTGGATATGATCAACGATAATTTACCTTCGCCGAGCAATTTGGACAATGAAGATTCTTACAAACCCGTCGCATTTCAACCTACTAATCCATACGACCCAACCGCTTCCATATGCAACGTAATGTTGCGCGAAAATGGGAAAAACAGTCTGGTAATGCTAACAGAAGAACAAGAATATTTCGAAGAAGATACCATCGTGGAATTTAGCTACGACCCGACCAAAGAAGCCGGATGGAAATGGACACCTTTGCGCGTTCGATACGACAAAACAAATGAATTGCGTTCCGGATTGAAAAATTACGGCAATGCATATCACGTAGCGAATGGGAACTGGCATTCGATACACAACCCTGTTACCGAAGAAATGATTAGTACCGGCAATAATATACCCGAAACCAGTGCGAATGAAGACGTATATTATAACCGTTCCGGCGAAGAATCGAGCACGAAACCGTTGCGCGATTTCCACAATTTATACGTGAAAAAATCGCTAATAAATGGCGTCGCACAACGCGGACAGACACTTATCGATTATGCAGTCGGGAAAGCCGGCGATTTGCCAAAATGGGTTGGTTCGAATTTATCTTTCGTATTCGGCGTCGATGTTTCCAAAGACAATATTGAAAACCATTTGGATGGAGCGTGTGCACGATATTTAAATTTCCGCAAAAAATACCGAAATATGCCAGCCGCTCTATTTGTGAATGGAAACAGTGGGGCGAATATTCGCAGCGGAAAGGCAATGTTTAGTGAAAAAGACCGCGAAATTACCAAGGCGGTCTTCGGAACCGGACCGAAAGACCAGGGCTTGCTCGGTAAAGGGGTATATAATCAATACGGAAAAGGCGCAGAGGGTTTCAACGTAAGCTCGTGTCAATTTGCATTGCACTATTTCTTCGAAAATCCGCGTGTTTTCCACCAATTTCTGCGAAATATCGCAGAATGTACAAAAATCAAGGGATATTTTATTGGAACGTGCTACGATGGCTCCACCGTATTTAATTTGTTGAGAAACAAACAAAAAAACGAAGGTATGACGATTATGCGCAACGAAAAAAAAATATACGAAATCATCAAACAATACGATCAAACCGGATTCCCCGACGACGAATTGAGTTTGGGCTATGCGATTGACGTTTACCAGGAAACCATTAATAAAGTGTTTCGCGAATATTTAGTGAATTTCAAATATTTGACGCGTGTTATGGAAAATTACGGATTTGCTTTGGTTTCAAAAGAAGAATCGCGCACAATGGGTCTACCCAGCGGAAGTGGATTATTCAATGAATTATACAACTCAATGATGGCGGATATTGAACGCGACCCGCGCAGAGCAGCTGATTATGGTCGAGCAGCCGAAATTACTCCAGATGAACGCCGTATTTCCTTTATGAACCGATATTTTGTCTTTGTGAAAGTGCGAAATGTGAATTCGGAAAAAGTCGCCAAGATGATTTCGCAAAACGAAGAAGAGGAGGAAGAAGAAAAAGACAAAGAAAAGAAGAAAAAAGAGGAAGAAAAGGGGGAAAAAGACAAAGAAAAAGAAAAATCTGCAACAACAGCAAGTGTGTCAACTGAAAAGAAACCAATCGGTCGAAAGATCAAAGGTTCAAAGGTAATATTAAATGCATTCTCACCCGTTCTCGAAAAAGACGACGTAGGTGCAACTACTACGAATACAACAGAACCTGCCAAACCTAAAATCGTAATTGGTGAAGCTGTTTCGTTCAAAATTAAAAAACCAGTTGCAAAATAAATAGGAAAACAACTAATATATATAATTATCCAAATATTTATGTAAAATTTCAACTCATAATCAAGTTGAAATTTTTCTTTCGGTTCACACATTATGATTACGAAACATCATTTTGAATATTTGATTTTTCACCTATTCCAAATGATCCTTGGATAAAAAAATTAACAGATGACCAACAAAAATGAATATGATTGTTATCCAAACATACATGATCTATATAATGATCAAATGCTAATCCGTAATTATTTTCCTTTCTTACAATTTCCAAGAACTTTATTACACCAGAATAGGACCAAATAATACTATCAGTGCAACGTGTAAACCTTTTTTGTACAAGACGATATTTATCATATTGATTTGTTAAGCTATCCCACCACCAACCATTATATAGCATTTCATTCTTAATATTACCTATACTTATCATATCCCATGCGTGTAAATTATTATCTTGTCTTCTTTTACTGTCAATAATATGTAAAAATTCATTGAAATCTCCTATATTTTCCAATGGCGAAACATCATTTTCTAAAACCAAAAACATACCCGCTGAATAATTTTTTTCAATATTTTCCAAAATAGTAATAAAATTTATAAAAAGAGACATTTCCGATTTAGTCGTTTTTCTATTTGCCCATCCCATATTTTCATTCCAATCCTCTTTCATATATTGTTGCATTATTTCAGGCGTAATCATATGTTTATATGTAGGACATATATACGTTATTTCATTTGACGATAATTGCAATGTTTTTTCAAAAATCCCTCTTATTTTTTCGTGTCTATCTGGTTCAAACTCGGGCGAAGAAATAACGTACGTTTGATTTAGAAGCGGCCATATTTTAGGAAATAATACCTGACGTATATCATTCACTATAGTATTCATATTTCGTTTGCAACTACTATATTCTGGATTAAATATCGGCTCATTTAACATTGCATTATATTCATCGTCGTTTTTCAATAAATGAACTATTTTCGATATTAATATATCCATAGATGCATCATCATCATTCTCCAAACATAAAAATCGTTTTGGGTTAAAATAATCATTTATTCGTGTCGATCCCCAATATATCGGAACAACCCCCGAAACAAACCCATTTATGATCTTCTCTGTTATATACGTATCCTCTCTCGAATTTTCCATAGATACAATAAATTTATATTGTGATACAAAATCAAACATTTCTTCAGTATTATATGACCCACCAATTCTCGGAACATTGTTTTTATATTCACCTGCATAATCAATCGGAACCACAGCTTCCAACTTTTGTAGAAATTTATTTCGTATTGAACCGCCGGCATTTGATATAACTGCGCAAATTGGTTTCTTTGGATTCGATAGATTCGTTTGGTTCTTTGGATTTTCTAATTTATCCACCATATTGTTTCCATAAATATAATAAACAAATAACGGTAAATTAACAGTATTCCCGTGGTTTCGTTCGCCGCATAATACGCAAGTATATTGCGAAGATAAATTCATACGTTCTTCACCGCAAGCAGTTATCGCTCGTATTTTTGACTCACCGTAAAACAAAAATGAATATTTCCATTTTTTTACCAGTAAAAACGTATCTCTTGAAAAAACACTTTCCAATAATATATCACATTCTTCTATTACCGTACTTATTTCAATATTTTCTTGGAATAATTGTTTCAATAAATCTAAAAAAAACCCACAATGGTTTGCGTCTGTTTTTTCAACAAACCCACCCCAAAATCCGTGAATGAAAACTTTCATTTATCGTATAATGATATAATTTATCGTAAATGGTTTATATATTATTTTTTATATATTATTTTTTTATACATTATTTTTGTCGAAAGGTATTATATATTATTTTTAATAGTTTATTACATAAATGAAAACCCCGTTGAATATATTGTTGTCTTTTTGTTTATTGTTTACCAATATCGCATCCATTAATGCAGATACAGAGTGTGCGATTATTTCAAGTCCTTCGTCTGATAGGCGACCAGACAAATCCTCCTTCAAAATAATGCAATATAATGTCGAGTGGTTGTTTGTCGATTATTATAGTGAAGCCGATTGCCCTGGTGCGCAATGCACCTGGAAAAATCAAAGCGAGGCGATTACCCATTTAGAATATGTTGCAAATGTTATCAAAGAAATCAATCCGGATATAATCAATTTATGTGAAGTGGAAGGGTGTGATGAATTAAATATGTTATCGTCCGATTTGAAGGGAGCCGGTTATATATCCTATTTAAAGCAGGGTGCCGATACGGCGACCGGACAAAATGCCGGAATGCTTACTCGGATTGATCCAAAAGTAAATTTATATAGAACCGATGAACGATATAACTATCCCATTGCTGGGTCAAAATGTGGATACACAGGTGCGACTGGTTCATCGGGCGTAAGCAAACATTATATAACAGAATTCGAATGGTATAATACAAACATTGCGTTTATAGGTGCGCATTTATTAGCTTATCCGACCGATATCGCTCGGTGTGCACAGAGAGAAGCACAAGCACAAATTCTTCAAAATATAATTGCCGGATATATCAAAAAAGACTACGAAATTATTATTATGGGCGATTTTAACGATTTTGATGGTGAAAATATCGATGCAAATGACAATAAACCAATATCGCAAGTATTAGATATAATAAAAGGAAATTTTGGCGACTTTTCGGGAGATTATAAGCTATATAGCGTTGCAGAAAATATTATGAAATCGTCTCGCTACAGTGATTGGTGGGATTCAAATGAAGATTGTTCATCCGCCCCTACCGAATTTTCTATGATTGATCATATTTTGGTTTCTGATTTTTTGCGGAATAAAATTTCGAGTGCTTATTTTTATCACGGATACGATGAATTTTGCGGCAAGAAAAATTCCGATCATTATCCGCTAATAATAGAATTAGATGGCAATATATAGACCAACTCCTTTACTAAAGTTCCGGAGTTCGGTCGCTCATCTACGCTTACCTTCGGTAGTCCGGCTCGCTCCAAACAAAAATAACCCCTAATGGTTTTATTTTTATTTTTTTGTTTTTTGTTTTGTTTTGTTTTGTTTTGTTTTGTTTTGTTTTGTTTTGTTTTGTTTTTTTGTTTCGCATTTACAGTTTATTTTTGGCAATGGCCTTATTTACATCATTATTTACATTTACCATATGTATTGTTTCATCAACCCAACACGTAGGGCACGCTTTGCTAGCCAAGTTCCATTTTGGTTGTATTTTAAACGACGCGTCTTTGAAAATCCCATTGAATATTTTTTCGGCACGCACCTTGTGATATTCGGAAGTCGTTATAACAATGTCAGGAATTAAGTTGACCTCATTACCTTCTTTAGTGAAGGAGTTTGTCTCGATCCATTTTTTCAAGTTTGCGAAATTTTCAGCCGTATTTTCCGCCTTTTCGTCCAACACCACGTTTCTTTCGTGTATTTTTTCCGCCATTATTGAAGCTTCTGTTCGCGTATTTGCATTTATATTCGTATGCATCGAATTCTTTACTCCACCTGTTAAGAACCATACTATAGGAGTATCCATTGCATTCGCATATTCTATTGCTGACAATACACGGTCTTCTTGGATATAATCTATTCCACAACCCAAAACAACCATAATAGATGTTTTTTCAACTGAAACAGTCGCAGATTTTTGGTAAATAGGTGCTGAAACCATCGAAAATATATTAAAACTATCCACACACGCTGCCCTCGTCATTATCCATACGATAATGACTACTATAACTCGCATTGCCGACATTTTGAAGGAAAATATTCGAGAATATTCGAAAATATAATTGATAATTGATAAAGATAATAATTCGATATTACTGGAAAAAGCATTTCAATTTTTTATGGATTTATTCATAAAAAAACAAATACCTCAAAATAATATATTCATAAAATATTATATAAATAAAATTGTATAAATAAAATCGTATAAATAAATATATAATAATATAATAATGGCATCCGTAGATGAAATTACTTATTCACCAGGTGTTATTGTTCATTTTTGCGGCGGAGTAGGAAATCAATTATTTCAATTAGCTGCCGGTTATATTGCTGCGAAAAAATATAACTGTCCTCTTTATATATATAATTTTAAATATAAAAATCATCGTAACAAAATGGTTGATTACTTTGAGTCTATTTATAAAAATATAGGAATACATATACCAGATACATATTTTGATCGGTTCTTAAATGTTATGTTTAGCGGCGGACCGGTTAATAATATTTTTAATTATTCTCATCAGTTTTTTATTACAACAGAACCCTATAGCATCGATAATTTGTCAATACCCATTATGTTCAACCAATTTTTTCAATTTTATCCACCATTAAAACCATACGAGCGCGATATTCGGCAATTGTATATGAATGCATTTCAAAAATATACGGACGCGGTTTCTTTATTTTATCCACAAAGTACAAATTCCATATTTTTACACATTCGTCGCGGAGACTATTTACTTCATGGCGATAAGCACCCTGTTTTACCGATTTCTTATTATGAAGAAGGATTATCACGTTTTGATATATCGTCATTATCAAACATATTTGTATTTTCAGATGATATCAAATGGGCAAAACAACAACCTTTGTTGAATGAAAACCCCAAGGTTGTATTCATCGACAATGAGGATGAATTATTAACATTGGCATTTATGGCGATGTGTAAAAAAGGAGCAATTTGTGCAAATTCATCTTTCAGTTGGTGGGGAGCTTTCTTAGGTGCATATGAATCACGTAATCCAATATTTGTACCAAATAAATGGATTGGTGGTCATTCAAAAATAGTATTATTTCCCGAGGAATGGAATATTTTACATGTTTCATAAATTTATGACATGTTTCGTAAATTTATGACATGTTTCGTAAATTTATGATATATTTTTATTTAGTTTTTATTTATTTTTTCAATGCAGGAAATCCATAACAATTTGGATTTTTTTCAAATTCTGTTTTCATTTGTGGATTATTTGCACATATTTTTTGTATATAATTCACTACACTTTGAACTTCATCTGGCTTCGCATTTCGAACAGACAAATAATAATCAAATAATATTTTCATATGAATAACACTACATACATCAGATTCATATGAATCAATTGCTCGAATCAATACTTTTGCACATTCATATGCTTCATCGTAATATCCATATTTTACATAATTATGTAAAACAAAATAATAAATATAATGAAAATTTATAGTCGGACGAATAAAATTATTTAACATTTGTCCATAATCGCCATAACTTTTACTGATATCATTTTTAAATTCATCCAACACTTCTAAAAACAACATTTCATCTCCGTGCCCATATCCTCCATTTGTCGTTTGAACAAAAATATCTTTCAATCTATTTAAAATCGGTCTACCTACTTTGTCGGAACACGTAAAAAACCCACCACATACTATATATCTATAATTATTATAATATTCGCGTTTATTTTCCAGTAATTTATATTTTTTATCACATACATTTAAAACTTGTATATGAAATTTATCAGTTATATTTCTTAACACATATAACATATTATTAAATGTATATCTTTCGCACATATGATTATCCTTTTTAACAAAAAAACAATTAACCCATCCAAATTTACTTGTTTGAAACGGATTTATATCCATTACCTGCAAAATAAAATCAAATTTGTTGCAATTTATTAAATGGCTATTTTCATCTTTTTCGATATTGCCTGTTGGATAATACATAAATCGATTTGTTCGAATTTGATTTAAATATTGATAAGTCCACATATCTTTTAATTCAATTTCGATAAACATTGTCATCGAGAGCAAATTAAAAGCAGATCGTTTTTTCTTCAGTGCGGATATAGTTTCTTTTGTACAAAAAACAACCAAATAGCACGGTAGTGAAAATAAACAATTTGGCGTTATTATCGGTTCGCCATTTGCTTGATAATCGATAAGATTCACTCTTTCATCTAATATTAAATATGACGTAATTAATGTGCAATCTGGGATGTTATACATAATAATAATTATTATTAAATGTTATAATTATTATTATTGTTTTAAATTATTTTTATCATTTATTTGTAATCAAAACCTTTCGGCTACTTCTATAGAATTTCAAACTCCTTCACTAAAGTTCCGGAGTTAGGTCGCTCACCTACGCTTACCTACGGTAGTCCGGCTCGCTCCAGTGTTTTAGTTTATCAATTTGGGGAATCCATAATTTTTATGACAATCATTATAATTGTTATCAAATTCGATTTTCATAAGTGGATTTTTATCACATATATCATTTATATGATCAACAATATATTTTGCCTCGTCTGGTTTATGATTAAGTATTGCAACATAATAATCTAATAATATTTTCATATATATTATCCAACTGCAATCAGTATTAATAGATTCAATTGATTCTATTGCTATTTTTGCACATTCATATGCTTCATCAAAATACCATTCATTTACATATTTATGTAATATGTTGTAATAAATAGCGTGAAAATTATTAGTAGGTTTAATAAAATTATTCAAAATTTGTGCATAATCGCCATAACTTCTAATTATATCATTTTTATATTCGTCTAATATTTCTAAAAAAAACATTTCTTCTCCATGTCCATAACCTGCATTTGTTGTTTCTACGACAATCTCTTTTAAACGATTTAATATTGGTCTTCCTATTTTATCTGAACATGTAAAAAAACCACCAGCCGCTATATATCTATATTTATTGTAATATTCGCGTTTATTTTCTTGTAATTTAAATTTCTTATTACACACATTCAAAATATTTATATGAAATTTATCAGTTATGTTGCTCAAAACGTATAACATTTTATTATATGAATAATTTTCGCATATTTTCATAGCATTTGTTAAAAAACAATCAATCCAACTAAATTTGCTTGTTTGAAACGGGTTTATATTCATTGCTTGTAATAAAAAATCAAATTTATTACATTGAATCAAATGAGTATATTCGTTCGATCTCAAATCACGTGATGGCCAATAGATAGCACGATTTTGCTGAACTTTTTCTAAAAACTGAAAACTCCATAATTCCAACATTTCAATTTGTATAAATTTTGTTATCGAAAGTAAACCATATTCTTCTCTTTTTTCTTTCAAAATAGATATAGTATCTTTATCGCAAAAAACAACCAAATAACACGGTATTGCCATCAATGTAGCCGAACTTTCTTTTATTTTTTCTATAGAAAATGCGTTTTCATTTGTATGGTGTACATTAAAACAAGCGGTTGTTAATGTACAATCCGGTAATGAAGACATTGCTAATATAAATCGTTATATTTTTATATTATTTTCATAAAAATTATATTTTTATATTATTAGTTCACCAATTTCGGAAATCCATATTTTTGTTCCGCCTTATCAAATTCTATTTTCATAGAGGGGTTTTTATTACATATCTCGTTTATATAATCAACAATATACATTGCCTCATCTGGCTTATGAGAAAGTATTGATGCATAATAATCTAATAATATTTTCATATGTATTTCATCATTTACATCGGTAATTTGCGATTCGATAGCACCGATTAATACTTTTGCACATTCATATGCCTCTTTATAATACAAACGTAGTATATAACGATGCAATATAAAACTATAAATATAACTAAAATTTTTAGTAGGTCTAATGAAATTATTCAAAATTTGTCCATAATCGCCATAACTTTTAATAATATCGTTTTCAAATTCATCTAATATTTCTAAAAAAAACATTTCTTCCCCATGTCCATATCCGGCATTTATTGTATTTTCTGCAATTTCTTTTAATCGTTTCAATATTGGTCGCCCTATTTTTTCTGAACATGTAAATAAACAACCACACATAATATATCGATAATTCTGATAATACATAAATTTTAAATTTTTATTTTTAAAATTTTTATCACATACATTTAATACTTGAAAATGAAATTTATCAGTTATATTATTCAAAATATATAATATTTTATCAGTTGAATAATTTTCGCATATTTTATTAGCATTTATTCCCAAAAAACAATCAATCCAACCAAATTTACCTGTTTGAAATGGATTTATCTCCATTATTTGTAATAAAAAATCAAATTTATTGCATTGAATCAAATGAGTATATTCATTCGATCTCAAATCACGCGATGGCCAATTTTTGACACGGTTTTGTTGAACTTTTTCTAAAAACTGAAAACTCCATAATTCTAACATTTCAACTTGTATAAATTTTGTTATCGAAAGAAACCCATATTCTTCTCTTTTTTCCTTCAAAATAGATATAGTATTTTTATCACAAAAAACAACCAAATAACACGGCATTGACATCAATGTAGCCGAACTTTCTTTTATTTTTTCTATAGAAAACGCGTTTTCATTTGTATGATGTACATTAAAACAAGCGGTTATTAATGTACAATCAGGTATAGACATTTACAAAATTATGAACAAAATCTTTATATTATTTATTGGCAAATTGTTAATTGGTCCGTTTTTCAATTTTGATCAAAAACGAAACGAGCTAAATAACATAATTATTGTAGGTCCGTTATTAGCATAACTGATAACATAAATATTCAAATATGGTTCAAAAACGGCTGCATAATACTTCCCCATTGGATTTTGCAAAAAAACGCGTTTCAAAGACCCTACAACTTTTTCATTTTGGACATTTATATTTGTCCAAAAATAAAAATACGAGGGAGAAATTTTACAGAAAAAAGTGAAAAATCGAGATCAAAGCATAATGCAGTGAATTCGAAAATCGAAAAAACGTGTTGTTCCCAACCAAAAATTTATATTTTAAT